CGATGCGCCGTGAACAGGAGCGGCCGCTGCCGGCACTGGAAGGCATCCGCCCGCGTGCACCGGGCGGCGAGATGCCAGACCGGCCGCGCGTGCGGGATCTCCTGTTTCGCGATCGTCCACGTGCCGAGGACCGCCGCCGTGCGATGCCCCCAGAGCACCGCGCCGGCGGATCCCCGAATCGTCAGGCGGCGGAACACCGCGCTACGCGGCGCGCGACGACGCGTCCTGGTCGCGGCTGCGCCCCTGTGACCCGCGCATCAGGGTGGTGCCGGTGGCCATCGTCCACGGGCCGGCGGCCATCCAGCTGCCGCTCACGGTCGGCGCGCTGTCGACTTTCACGTCGAGATCGGCATCGAGATACGCGAGGCCGGAGAATTTGAAGGTAGGTTCCGTGTCGTTGGGCACGAGCTCGAGCATGCCCGGCGTGTCAGCCAACGCGGCCTCGAACATCGTGGTATCGGCCGAGTTCCAGAAGCCCGCGAGCGTGCCTTGCACGTCGGGGAGGCCCGGCACATAGACCTTGTTGGGGTCGCCGAAACAGGAGACATCCTGCTTGGGGGTTTTCCACGAAATCTTGAAGTTGTTGACGCTGATGATCTCGACCGGGGTGATCCCGGCCGCGTCGTATTTCACGACCCCGTTGCGCCCGCTCAGAATCGCCATGTGTTCGTCTCCTGTGACACCCGTGGATTTACGGTACGACCGGAATGGTGAGGACCAAGTCACCCAAGGAATCGACGACGGGGTCGCCCGTCTCGGCGTTGAGAATGTGTGACCAGTTGAAGCGCTGGCTGGCGTCCGACAGCGTCAACGTCACGCCCTCCCAGCCCCGCGCATCGGGCAGGCCCCGCAAGGTGAGCCGCGCGCGCCCCGGTTTGGTCGGGTCCTGCACGTCGTAGTCACTCAGATTCGTAATCAGGACGACCCCGACGGAACCGGTGACAAGGGGGGCGGACGAGGTCAGTAAAATCCCGATGCCTGTTGGGTCGGGAATCTTGACCGGCGCATCGAACCAGATCGCGATCTGGATCTCGGTGAATTGCACGGCGTGCGGCGCCACGACGAGCTCGAGGGCCACGGGGGTCGCCTCAATCACGCGGTACACCGTCACGCGGTACCGCCCGCCGCGCCGCTTCCAGACGATGGTGGAATCGACCTCGTCGACTTCGGTGCCGCGCACGAATTCCTCGCGGTGCATGTCGGTGACGCGGTAGCCGGGCACCGTCATCATCCCGTCGTCGAGCAGGGCGTCGATCCGGGCCGCCGCCGCCGCGGCATCCCCGCCCGCACCCTTGAGCACCCGCGCCTCGACCAGCAGGAGGGCGTCTTCGATGACGCGGCCCTGATGGAACATCGCCGTGTCGGTCGCGAGGATCTGCGACACGATGGCGAACCGCTTCGCGTTCGGCGGCGCGAGGTCCTCGTACACGTTGTCGGGCAAGAGCGCCAGGAGCTCGGGATCGGCGCCCAGCTTGGCGATCAGCGCGTTGGTGATGGCCGAGGAATCAGGCCGCATGGACGATGAGCCCTTCGCGCTCGAGCATGTCGGCCAGCCGCTGATACATCTGCGCGCGCGCGCGGATCGCGTTGGGCACGAAGATGTGACCCGGGGGCATCGCGCCACGGTTCGCGCCGATCGCCGTATGCCGCGCCTGCGTGCCGTTCTCAAACATCCACGCGTGCGGCGCCACGTTCTTGACCTGAAAGATCACGCCGCCGCGACTGCCGGATTTCTGCAATTTCCGCAAGCCCCGCGAGAGATTGCCGGTGTGCTTCGGATAGGCGGCGGCCGTCTCGGTCATGAACCGATCGGTCGCGTCGTTGATAATCGTGGTGGCCTCGCCAACCAGGTGGTCGGGCAGCTCGCGCAACTGCGTCAGGAGCTCGCTGAACCCGGTCCAGAGCACCATGGCCATTACTCGAGGACCTCCGTGCAGACCACTTCCAGCGTGCGATCGCGTTCGTCCAGATTCCGCACGGCGAGCACGTTGAAGACGCGCGTGTCGAGCAGGAACCGGCTGTGCGTGGTGACATCCGCGCGATACCGGCCGCGCACCAGATGCGACGCGGTCGTGATCGTCGTGCCGGCCATCGGGAGTTCCCCGGCGGCCCGAGGCGCGGCGGTGAGACTCACGGCCCACGTCGGCGGGTTGGCGTCCTGCCAGGTCTCCGTATAGCCCCCGTCGCCATCCGGCGTGAGCGCGCCCGGGATCTGGACGGTCACGCGGTGCCGATACGCGCCCGTGGCGATGAGGCGATCGCGGTCGGGCATGTCAGGCCATCGCCAGCGCGTGATAGGGCCGCAACAGTTCCCGCACCATCACGGAGAGGACCTCGCCGTCCGGCGCGCGCGGCGGCGCGTCGGCGTCATCGCCGCGGAACCGGTCGAGCTCGCCGGTCTGCACCAGAATCGCGGCCACCACGACCGCCGGCACCGTCGCCGGGGTCCAGCCCGCCACGACGGCCGCGGACGGCGCCGTCACGCTGCACCAGTTGAGGACCTGAGCTTCCGCCTGGTCGACGAGTGCCTGGAGATCGGCGTCCTCATCCGTCGCGGTCACCCGCAGCCGCGCTTTCACTTGCGGCAGCGTCACGAACATGGCCACGGGTTAGCGCCGCCTCGTGTCGTCATAGACCTGCTGCCAATCGCGACCCGCGGGCCCCGGCGGGCCGCTGGGGCCGTCCTTGCCGTCCTTGCCGTCACGCCCGCGTTTCACCATCAAGGTCCAGGCTTTCAAGCCCTCGCCCGGCTTGGTCGTCGTCGTCTCGTTGCAATGCCACGATCCGCCGGCCCAGGTCACGACTTGGCCACGGTCATAGGTCTGACCCTCGACGAACACGCCGCGGTAGGCGAGTCCGGGCGTGCCATCCGTGCCGTCTTTGCCGGGCGGCCCTGGCGCCCCGTCCTGGCCGGCCGGCCCGGCGAGTGGGGGCCGCGCCTCAAGTGTGGCCACCCGTTCCCGCAGCACGCCCGTGTCGGTCACGGCCGCGACCAACTGCGCCACTTGCGCTTCGAGCATCAGTTGCCGCTGGACGAGGCCCGCGGTGGCGCGCTGGATCGCTTCGCAGGTGACGGGCGCGATCCCCTCGACAATCGCGGCGACCTCGGCCTCGGTCATGCGGCCCTGGCCTCGAGCGCCTTGGCGTACAGATGGCGCGCGGTCGCCGTCACCTGGCTGGGCGGTAATTGATCCGCCGCGGGCGGCGTGGCCATCGGGGCGGGCGTCGGCGTCGCGAACGGATCATGCGCATCGCGGATCGCCAGCGCCGCGAGCGAGAACATTTGCTGTTGCATGTAGGGCGTGTCGCCGCCGACAACCGGCCCGAGGCCGAAGTACTTGCGCCGGGCCTCGTCGGGCGACAGCGCGCCGCCGCTAATCGTGTCGTGGGCCGCCTTCGTCTTCGTGATCGTGTCCATCCAGATCAAGTCGTCGATGTCGAACTCGACGCCGTACTGCGTGCCGTTGACCGGCTCGAGGATCCCCACGCCCTCCTCGTAACTCTTCTCGAAGTTCACGAGCAGCGACTGGATGCATTGGGAGTAGTACTGCTGCAGGAGGGGTTCGACGTTCGCGTACGGCGGGGGCGGTCCGACGCCAATCATGTAGGGCGCGACATGGAAGCAGGAGCACACCGTCTCGGCCGTCCACTTCAGCTGTTCAATCAACTGCGCGTCGACCGCGTTCATGGTCAACTGCGTGTACTTGATGTCGGCCGTGATGACGGCGACCTTCCCGGCGTTGCCCGGGCCGTTGAAGGTTTCCCAGTCGGTCTTGGCCTGGGCGAGCTGCGCAGCGGTCATGCCGGCGGGCGCCACCAGCAACCCACTCGGCCGGCTGCCGTTGGTGAAAAACGTCGTGGCGCTGTTCTGGATCGCGAGGCCCTGCATCGAGGCCAAGCCGCACGCGAAGATCGGCGAGACGCCGACGAGCGGATGGTAGAGACACACCATCGTGTCGTGGATGATCTCGCGCGCCGGCAGGATGAACGTGCCCTCGGTGCCGGTGATCGCCGCGCCGCCCAGGTCGTTCCGTTGCAGCTGGTAATACACGCTCCCATCCGGCGCGATGAGCGGCGTCACGCGGCACGGGTCGAGCACATACAGCGCGACGACGACCCCGCGGCCGTCGCGTTCCTTGAGGATGTAGGCGTTGCCCCAGATCAGCTTGGACGTGATCCACTGTTCGACGAACTTCGTGATGGTCTGGTACCGATTGGGCTTGCGGAGCACCGGCGAGAAGGCCGGCGAGTCCGTCTCCACCCAGACGTCGTCCTCGGATTGCTCGACGAGCCGCAGACACAATTTGCCGATGTCCGAGGCGATGAGCGTGACGCAGGCGAAGACCGCCGAGTACGTCAAGACCGTGTCCTGGCGAATCTCGACGTTCTGTTGCCAGGCGCCGGCGTAGGGCTCGCGCACGACGGGCCACCAGCCGCCGGTCCCATGCACGGGAGCGGCGGCCAGGGGCGCGAGCGTGCGGGCCAACGCCGAGCGAATCGACGCGAGGACCCCCATGCGCTACTTCTTCGGGGGCGTGTCCGCTTCGAGGCTGCGGGTCGTGGTCGAGCTCGGCGCCGGATACGCGGCGGCCGTCAGGTACTTGACCGCGTTGACGCTGGCTTTGTTCCAGTTGATGAACCGTTCCGCCCGCAGCCCCACCGTGTTGGTCTGCCACAGCGAGACGAAGACGGTGGTGGCATCGGCCGGCGACGCGGGCGCGCTGTCCATCTGCAGCGAGGCCTCGCGCGAGGCGTCAATCGTCACGCCGCCATCGTCGGCGTACAGAATCAGCGCCGGCTGCAGCGCGATCACGTTCGTGCCGGCCGCCTGGCTGGTGATGAACGTTAGCCCCCGATAGCTGCCGCCGTCGATCCCGATGCCGGGGAATTGCGGCGAGCCGTCCAGATTCGTGCGGAACGAGAGCGACAGCGCGTTCGCCGCCGACATGATGAACGTCACGCCGCCGACCGCGATGTTGTTGCTCGCGAAATGGGAAATCAGTCCCATGATGTCGGCCAACGGACTGGCCGTGGCGGCCGCGGTCGGCGCCCCGTTGGTGATCGACGCGGGATTGACGCCGGTCACCGCGGCGACGGCCGGATCGATGAACTGGGAATCGAGGAACTGGGCGATCCCCGCGATCATGTCGGCTCTGACCAGCGCCTCGGCCGAGGGATTCGAGAGGCGCACGAGCTCCTCGGTCAGCACGATGATCCCGGCGACCTTGGTGATCCCGAGCGAGGTGGACGAGAACGCCAGCTTCGTCACGGGCTTCGGCTTCGCCTCACCGACCCACCCGTACGTGCCGCCGGCGGTCTGAGAAGGAACCTTGGTGTTAAACGGCACCATGCGCAGCCCGGGAATCTTGCCGAGAATCGTGGCGGGGCGCAGCAGCTCGATGAAGTCGTTCGAGATGTTCTGGTTCACCAGCGGCGAGGCCCACGTGGCATCGGTGGTCGTGCCGGCGGCGACGGCCGCCTTGAGATACAACGAGACTTCGGGCGTGCTGTCGTTCCAGCGTTTCGCGTACTCGGCCGCCTCGAACAGGTTGCCGTTGCACACGAGCTTCGCGCACGCGGCCCGCACGAACGCGGTGCCCTTCGGCACGTTCGGCTGTACCGTGATCACGGACATGGCTTTGGTCGTCGTCGTGGTCGTCGTCGTGACCGGCGTCGCCTTGGTGATGTTGATCTGTTCCATCGCGCGGGCATCGACGAGCTCGCCGTCGATGGTCTTGACGTCGGTTTGCAGCGTGGCGAATTCCTCGCGCTCGGTCTCGTCCTTCGAGCGACCGTCCGTCGCGCACTTGGTTTGAATCTCGTTCATGCGGGCGACGTGGGCCGCGCGTTTGTTCTCGAGGGCGGTGATTTGTTCGGGAATGGTCATGGCAGGCGCCCCCTTTGTGAGGCGCACAATCGGATGCGGGTCCCTGTCGCGGGACGGATGGAGGCCAGACGCGGCCAGGTCGAGCGATTTAATCGTGTGAATCGTCGCGCCGGCGTTCGCCGGAATCGTGACCAGGGAGAGCTCGAGGATCTCGGTTTTCAGAAAGCGCAGGCCGCCCGTCGTGTGCTTGGCGTGCTCAATCGCGCGGAAGCCCACCGAGACGCCCGCCAGCAGGCCGGCCTTGATCGACTGCCAGGCCTCATCGATGCGATCCCGCAGCGCGCCCGGCTCGGCGATCGCCGGCAGCGTCGCCTCGAAGGCGAGGCCCTCGACCGTCGGCGCCGCGAACGTGACCGAGCCGACGGGCTTGTGCGTGTCGTGGTGCAGCAGCAGCGGTAGCGGGTTTTTAAAGGTGATGCCCAGGGGCTCGACCACGTCGCCCATGCGATCGGCTTCCGGCGTCGAGGCGATCCCGGTGATCGTGCGACGCTCGGCGTCCAGGGCCTTGACGGTCAGGAGGGCGTAGGCGCGATCCATTCGAAGGGTCGCGCTTGAGTCTGCGGGAGGGGTTAGGGTTTTGTGCGACGGAACGGGCGCCGCTCCCCGTAGTCGGCGGCGTATTCGTTGACCGCTTCTCGGATGATGCCGGCGACGCCCGTGCGATTGTCGCTCGCGATCCGCCGCAACTCGAGGCGCTGCGCTGCCGTGACGGGCACCGAGATCCGATGTTCGGTCGGTTCGTCAAATAAGCGCGGACGACCGGGCGGGCGCTTCGTCATCAAAAGACCACCATCTGATAGGCCGGCGGCTGCCCAGCGGCCATGTGATCACGGCGATGCAACGCATTCACGAGCGCGCTCGCCCCGTCGATCCGTTCCGTCGAGACCTTCTTGGAGAGCTTCAGGTTCCCCGTCGCATCCGTTTCGACGGCGATGTTCGAGATGTTCCAGCGCAGGACCGGATGCCCGTCATGCCGGAGCGTCCTCGAGAGAATCGCCGTCTCGAGCGATTTCGTCGGCGACGACAACGAGGCGAAGCCTTGCCGGAGCTCGACGCAGGTCAGCCCGTCCTCTTCCTGCAAGGGAATCACGAGGCCGATCGCATTCCAGGGATCGTAGGCCACTTCACGGATCTCGAATTCCGTCGCCCACGCGCGCAGCGCCTGGCGCACGTAGGCATAATCCACCACGTTGCCCGGCGTCGGCACCAGCCAGCCCTCGCGCGCCCACTGGTCATAAGGCACACGGTCCCGGCGAACGCGCTCGGCCATGTTGTCCGCGGGCACGAAGAACTGCGCCAGGACGTCGAACCCCGGGCCCTCGTCGTCGGGAAACACCGCGACGATCGCCGTCAGATCCTTGGTCGAGCTCAGGTCCATCCCCACGTAACAGCGCCGGCCGCGGAGCCGCGCGCGATCGAACGCAGGATCCCGGCAGGCGTCCCAGCTCGTGAGCGAGATCCACCGCGCCGCCTGTTCCGTCCACTGATTGAGGTACAGCCGCCGAAACGTGTTTTCCTGCGCCGGAATCTCTTTGGCGCGGGCCGCCATGATCCGCATTTCCTCGAGGCTGCGGAAATCGCCCAGTGCGGGGTTGGCAGCGTGCCACACGCGCTCGTCGGTCCAATCGGCCTCCACGGGGGCCTCGTAGAGGATGGGCAGAAACGTCGGGTCGAGCGCCGGCTGCTCGCGGACCTTCTGGGCGTGCGTGTAGAGCTCCCACAGAATCGAATGCCGGTCATAGCCGGCGGTACTGATGGCAATCAGGAGCGGCTGCGCCCGGGCGCCCATCGACGTCGTGAGGACGTCGTAGAGTTCCCGAGAGGGCGCCGCGTGCAGCTCGTCGTAGATCACCCGCGACGCGTTGAACCCGTGCTTGGAATAGGCCTCGGCGGAGATCGCGCGATAGAAACTCCCGCTGGCCCGATGCACGATGCGCTTTTGCGAATCGATGATCTCGACCTCCGCCTCGAGCTCTGGATCGTTGCGGATCATCTGCGCGGCCACGTGGAACACCAGCGCCGCCTGGTCCTTGTCGGCCGCCGCTGAGTAAATCTCGCCGCCGAGTTCCCCGTCGAAGAGTAATCCTTGAATCGCAAACGCCGCCGCCAGTTCGGTCTTGCCGTTCTTGCGCGGCATCATCAGCAGGCAGGATCGGTAGCGCCGGCGTCCGGTGCGATCCGTGGCGAAGAGCGGTCGCACAATGTCGCGCTCTTGCCAGGGCCGGAGGCGGAACGATTGCCCGGCAAAGGGGCCTTTGGTATGCGTGAGCCGGTTGATAATCGCGACGGCCCGATCACTGCCGACGGTGTGTTTCACTTGAGCCCCGCCCATTTACTCACCGGGGCGGCCTCCGTGGACGCGACCATCACCCGGGAACGGGCGCTCGGGGTCATCCCGAGTTCAGCCGCCGACCGGATCATCAGGTTATAGGCCTTGAATGCGAGCCCGAGGGCAGGATTCGGGATCGGGTTGCCCTGCGGTCCCTTGACGATGAACGGATGCGCCGCGGCCGCCGTCTCGATCGCTTGCCACTGCGCCCACTTCTGGCAATAGCCGATCAACATCGCGCGGTCGACGGTCGTGACCTGGCCACTGCTGACCAGGCCCGGCGCGACGCGATCCCACTCGGCGCGGGCCACTGGATCGGCCAGTTCCGCCGGGCAGTCCGCCGCGAGTGGTCCCGGGCGCGGTTCCTGATGGTTGATCCGGCGCTTCCCCGGATTGCCACGCATGAGCGTCAGCGCCGTCGGATGCCGTCTAGGGCCGGGCATCGCCCACCTTCACGGCCCGCTGGCCGGTGAACGCTTCCCAGCGGTCGATGATGACTTGGCAATACGACGGCTGAAGCTCGACGCCGACACAGCGGCGCCGTAGCTGCTCGGCAGCGATGATCGTCGTGCCAGATCCCGCGAACGGCTCGTAGCAAACATCACCATCGAGGCTAAAGAGCTGAAGACACCTGACCGGGAGTTCGACTGGAAAGGGTGCCCGGTGATTTTCGACGCTGGCCTTCGCCGGTGAGATTTTCCAAACCGATTCGCGGTTCCAGGTCAGCGCATCGTCGTCCAGGTGCCCGTCTTTTTCTCGGGGCAGACGCTCGCCATTGAAGAACACGAGGATCAGTTCATGCGTGCAGTTGGGAACCGTTGGCCGCCGAGTGTTCCAGGGGGCTGGCAAGTACGAGAGGCCTTTTTCCCAGACGATCTCAGCACGTTTCGTCCATCCAATTTGCAGAGCATCGATCGTGTCGCGGGCCGGATTTGGTTGAACCCCGACTTGCCCGCAGGGCACGTCTGATGTATTCCACGCGAGTGCCGCCCCCGGCTTCAAGACATCGCGCATCAGCACGAGGCAATCGTGGCCGACTTTGACCAACGCCGGACCATCCGTCGCCCACATTTCGGCACCAGGATACGGCGGGCTCGTTACGGCGCAGTCTGCTCGCACATCGCCCATTAACCGCGCCACGTCGCCCGCCACGGCGCAATCGCCGCAGAGTAGGCGGTGAGGCCCAAGCTCGAAGAGATCGCCCGCAACAATGCCCGTGGGCCGTTCTGGGGGCACCTCGTCGGGATCTGTCCGTCCCGGCACGATCGTCTGTGGCAGTTCCTCCCGCGTCCACCACGCCTCAAGGGACAGACCGGCGCGCTGGTCGGCCGCCAACTGGTCCCAATTCCACTCGGCGAGTTCCGCCGTCCGGTTGTCGTAAATCGCCAGGTCGCGCTTCTCGTCGACCGACAACCCGGATCGGCGTACCGCGACGATGGTGTCACCGTCGACGTCTACCACCTTGACCTTACTCAGACCCATCGACGACGCCGCGGCCACCAGCCCGTTACCCGCCAGGATCCCCCCGTCCTCGTCAATCACAATCGAGCGCGCGGCCCCCACCTTCGCCAACGCCGCCCGGAGCATCTCTAGATTGCGCGGCGTATGGGCCCGACGGTTGTGCGGGTCAGGCGTCAGTTGCGAGAGGGAGTCAATGGCCATAATTGGGCGCAATTCCTGAATTTCCTAACCTCCGGCATGTTGCGCGTGGGTCTGAAATGGTTTCCAGGGGTCACGTGCGCGAACAGGAGACCACCCCCCACCCTCACGGATCTCGGCGCTTCCCGCGTCGCGCCTCGATCGCGGTTTTCGCATCGCTGCAGATCTGACAGAGCGCTTGTTCGTTCGTCTCGTCGTCGCGACCGCCTTCGGCTAACGGGATGACGTGATCGCGAATGGTGGCGACCGTCCGCTGACCGCGCGCCAGACAATGGACGCAGAACGGGGATGCCCTGAAGAGCGCGGCGCGTCGGGCTTGGAGGCGGCGCCCACGCACGCGCGGCGGTGGCGGCTGGGCCCGCTTCCGCCAAGCGGGTCGGACGTGGGCCTGGCACCCGGCGCCACCGCACACGCCGCACACTCGGGGCGGGGCTACCGGCATCTACCCACCGATGACGATCCAGTGCGTCCCGTTCCACCGGGCCAGCACATATAGGTACTCGGCACCAGCGTCCTCCTTCAGCGTCGGTCTTCGGCGTCACCGACGCGAGCAGCATACTCGGCGGCCGACTCGGCGCGTCCCCGTTTCAGCGTGGCCAGCAACTGCGGGCACACGGCTGTCGGCACGATCCCCGCCAGCAGATCCAGCCCGTCCTGGTAGCTCACGACCAACCAGTAGGCCACGCGGCCCTGGTCGTGGAGCTCGTCGCGGCGGGCGGCCACCGTGCGCGGGTCCGGCTTGATACCCATGAGACGCCTGATACCTCTCAGACGAGAAACAACGTGGCCATCCAAAAGGCGAGGCCGGCGGATTGCAGATTGACCCGCGGCGGCGTCGGCACATTCAACGCACTCAACACGAAGCACACGAAGCTGAAGACCAGACAGACGAGGCGTAGGGACGTCATCATCAGGCCACTCCTTCTGTGCGTTCGACCTCGGCCGCGAGGTCCCGTAACGCATCGTGTAAGCGCAACAAGTGGGCATCGACCTCTTCGATGTCGCGCGTCGCCGCCTGCACCGTATCGATCAGGCGTTCGCGTTGCAAGACAAAGACCTCGCGCAGCCAGGTGTAGCGGGTCGCGAGGTCGTGCAGTTCCTCATGCTGCCGACGCTGCTGCGCATTCATCGCAGGGCCTCCGCAAACAGCGGCAGCGGCGCCGCGGGGACCACGAGCGGCCGCACCCCCGCCGTCGGTTCGACGCGAATGTCGACGTGCGGTGCATCGGTCGGCCCGGCGTAGGCCTTGGCGGCGACGAGTTCGCAAACCTGGGCATCGTCCCGATAGGCAATCTGTGTCAGCGCGTCGCCGACGGCGCGCACGGCTTTATCGAGATCGATCGCCTTCGTATGGGCCGTGACCCGCTTCGGCAGCGATTTCGGCCGCGGCAGGTAGAAGGCCACCGTGAGCCGCACACCGCCCTCGAGCAGCGCCCACCGTGGCGAGGTCGCCGCAATCGCCTGTGAAGCGCCGGCGGCGACGAGCCGTTGCCACTGCTTCAGGTTCCGATTGCTGTCGGTGATGATCGGCCGGTCCCAGCCTTTCGGCGTAAACGCGCGCTTGGAGCCCATCGACTGCGCGACGCCGTAGACCGTGAAGCTCAGCGTCATTGCCGGCAGCCCTGGTGCTGACACCCGAGCGCGGTGGCGTCGGCGGTGCATCGCTTGACGGCCGCGTCACTGCAGCCGCCGCGGATGTATTCATAGCAAACCGTCTCGAGGAGCAGCCACGTCACCCGGCCACGACGCCGCGGCGCCGCGAACCAATCGGGCGGGCAATAGCCCGTCGAATCCTTCGCGCCGGACACCCCGGCATGCACGTGCAAGAGACCGCCTTCATCCACCCAGCGGTAGTTGACGGCGCCCGGCATCGGCGTCCCGGGCACGAGAAAGCGATCGAGACATTCAATCGCGCGGCCCCACCAGCGCGGTTGGCCGTACGCATCGAGGCCCGGCCCGCCGGTCGTGTAGCTCGGACCATTCGCGCCGTGATCGGTCTGGTACGCAATCACGTCGATCTCTTCGAAGCCGCCGCAGTGAAACGCCCCCATCTCGTTCCCGTCGCTCGGATCGTCGCTGTCGACCCACGATCCGCTGTCGGGCGTGCCGACCCAGCGGATCGGCGTGTCGGCGTGCGGCTTGTGGTCGTAGTCGGATCCGTAGTAACTCGCCGGCGTCGTGCGCGTCGGTTGCCCGTGCCAGACGAGTTGCGCGCGATCGCCGAGCACCGCCCGACAGACCAACAAGGCGTCGCTCGCTTGCCCTGCGGTGAACGCGCCCCCGCGATCCTTGTTGACTTCCCAGCCGATCGAGAACCACGCCGCATCGACGAGGTCGACCAGCGCTGAACACACGAGCGTCATCGTGCCGTCGTAAATCTCGACCTCGGTGCCGGGGTCCGCGGTGCACACGTAGACGATCGGCCGAAACCCCCGATCGAGCAGCCACACCGCGAGCGCGTGTAACTGCGTCGGATCCGCGCGCCAGTCGAACGTCGCCCCGTCCATGTAGCTACCGTAACCGCCCTGGACGGCAATCACCACGTCAGTCAGCCGCAGTTGGCGTTTCATCGCCAAGCACGCCTCGAGGCGCCCGTGGTCGTGCCAGTCCCAGTACAGGCCGAAGTACACCGGGTCAAACACCACCTGGCCGAGGTCGTCGGTGTGCGAGCAGTACGAGGCCGCGATCGGACCGCTGGCCACCGTCGGCCACGTGCCCAGCGGCGGCCGGATGTGGAACGTCGCGGGCGAGAAGAGCGGCCAGGTGGTGGCGAAGTCCATGGCGGTTATTCGACCACGACCTGTTGTTTGATCAGTTCGACCGTATTCTGAAACGCTCTCTCTAGGAGTTCCGGCCCGAGCTTTAGCGGGTAGACACTGCCGCTCCGCGCCATGCCCGCCATGACACAGTCGGCGATGTAATCCAGCACGTCGATCAGGTTCACGTCGACCGGACACCCGTCCGGCCGTTCAAGATGATGCCGATTCAGCTTCCGGTGCCGATCCCACCAGCCCGTCTGCGCGAAGCCGGTTACGAAGTCCGCATGGAAGCTATCAATGTCCGTCAGCTTGTCTGGATCGTGATTCTCTTGAGCCACCATGATGGTGTCGATGAAGAAGTCGAGCGCCCGTCGCACGTCCACGATGTGCTGTTCTGAACTGACGTACAGCGTCTCCTTCGTGACGTTCGCGAAATCGCACGTTCGTGTGTCTGCCGTCGGAGACGGCTTGATAGGAATCATTTCTGTACCCTCTGGGCTACTCGTTCGGAATCGCTTCGGCGAACGGCA